GGTTGTGCTGTCCCGCCCGGAATCAAGGTCTGCTCCGCCCAGCAGCGCCGGCGCACGCCGGTCGCGTTCGCGGCGTGGCTCATCGCGATTGCAGGCCTTGCGTCGGTCCAAACCGACGGCCCTGAGGGGAAATGCTGGCGATGCGGGGGCGAGCTGTGATCGACAACAGGCCACTTTGGCAGCGCGCACTCGAGCGCCGGAAGAAGCGCGGCCGCCCGATCGGAAGCAAGACGTTGAGGTGTGGCCGGTGCTCCCGGCTGATCGACCCCAACCGGAAGCATTTGGATCGGTGCCGATGTCCGGGCGCGCCGTAAGCGAGAACGCGATGCGGCGCGACATCGCCGGGAACGTCGTTGACATGGCCAGCAAGCGACGCCCTTGATCGCCAACTTCGGCGAAGCGCCACGCGGCGCAAAAAAATCGACGCGCGTCACTTGCGCCACATTCGGATGGAATTGCATGTACTTGGCCGATAGGCGCTCGACGCCGCGCCACGCGGCACTCCTAGGCACTCCTAGGGACTCCTCGGATTTGGCGCCCGATCATTAAGAGGGGCGCGCATCGCCGGAACTGGGCGCCGCTTTTTTTACCCGATTGGCTGCCGCGAGTCGCGGCGAGGAGGACCATATGGTCAAATCAGAGACGCACGTCATCGAGGAGATCGATGCGATCATGTCGCGGACGGGCATATCGTACAGCGAGGTCGCGGCATCATGCCGTGTTGCCCCCACTACCGTCCGCTGGACGCTCACCACCCGCAAACTGCCCGCTCGGCAGGCAGCGGCGGCAGCGATGCGACGCTTCGTGTCCGCTAACGCAAAAGCGCAGTCGCGTACGGATATACGATTCGCATAACTATCAGTCTGCGCGCTAATTCGTAGCGGCCGGCCGGGCAATCCCGAGCGGGCCGCAGGAGTTGCAGTCCCGGCCGTTATCGGGTCAAACTGATGCCGGCTGGGTTTGCTCGTCCGGGCTGGACTCGGGCAAAGGAGAGACACTATGGGCTACCGACTACCCGCATCGCTGCAGGCCGATCTGAGTTGGATCTGGAACGACTGTGAGGTCGCTATGGGTGTGCGGTCCTCGCTCGGATGGCAGATCGCCCAGCTCGAACGAAGCGCGCCGCCCGACAAGCCCATGCCGGCGGATGCGGCCCGCTCGCCCGGCATCCGCCTCGCCCTGGCCGTCACGTCGACGCACCAGGAGCGCCGCCAAGAACGCTGGGACGCAGCGGACGAGCGCATCCGTCTCTATTGGGAGACGCTGGCCGTGCACGAGGACCAGGCCACGAAGCCGGCCGAATTCCTCGGTTCCTCTCGGGACCACGAGCGCGCGAGTCGAATAGACAGGACCATCCGAACTCTTATCAAGTCTCCAAACGGTATCGCAAATCAGCGAATACTTTTTGTAGTTTACGGGAACCCATCCTACGCCCTCGTGGCGGATGACCTGTCGCGACTCGAGGTGTTTTCGATCGTCCGGAGCGAGCGAGAGGCCATGCTCGCGGGCGCCTCGCGGGCCTACGCGGCTGCTCACGACGAAGTCGCCGACGCAGCGCGCGATACACGACGGGCGAGGTTGGACAGGCTCCTCGGGGCGGTGGGCACGTGACGTCGCCAAACACCCCACTTACCGTAGGGGAGATCGCCCGCACCCTCGGGTGGAGCACCGACCGCGCCCGCACGTGGCTCGACGGCCTCGCCGAGCGCGACCCGTCGATTATCGTCCGCGTCAGGGGCCGGCGCCAAACGACCCTCGCGAGCCTCCGACGCGTGTGCCCAGACGTAGCCAAGAAGTTCGCATCCGACCTGGATGTCGACGAAATTCGAGAGGAACAAGGAATGCTGTCAGAAGAAATCCGCCGCGTCGCAAAGGAGCTTGGAGAATTTCGAAGGAAGTCGCACGCTTGGCTCACGCGCGTCGAGGCGAAGATCGACCGGCTCGCGAGCAAATGAGCCTCGGTACTCCTCGGCACTCCTTGCGCCGGGCGCAGACAGATCTATAGGGACTCGGCAGCGTGGGCGTCCTCTCCTGCGTTCCACGCTGCCTGAGGCCCGGTTGACCGGATGAGCCATCGGGTTGATCGTCCTCGGAGCCACACGTGATGCCAGGCCGCCAGAGCGCGCCCGAGCCTGGTCGGTAGGATGTCACGGTAAAAACGGCAGCGCTCGAATTGAGCCGATACCGTGTCAGACATCCCGCCCGGAGACGGCGACCCGAACTACCCCAAGCGGAAGTTCCGGAGCCCGCAAAGCAAATCGACTGGGCACGCGAAGCGTGACAGTTCGCGCGCGCGCATTTTGGCCAACGCGCCGAACGTCGCCGAGCGCGTGAACGAAGTGGTGCGCCTGATGGCGCACGGCGAGTGGTATGGGGCCGCCACGAGGCTTGAGCTGGCGACACGATGGGGGGTCGAGCTGAACACGATCAGCGTGCACGCCGCGGAGGCATCGCGGCGGCTAGCCATTCCCCCGGAGCAGATTGATACGGAGCGCGCGGCGCACGCGGCGTTCGCGTCGCGGATGCAGCGAGATGCGACGAGCCGCGTCAACCTCATCACGGGCCTGCCGGACTACGCCAGCGCCCTGAAAGCGAACGAGCAGGCCGCGCGGTTCAAGGGCATCGAGCTCGACGCGAGGGCGTCGGTTAGTGCGACCGGCCCGATCAGCATCGAAGTGAAGGTGTGCCCGGACGAGCCGGAGCCGCCGGCGGTAAAACACCCAACGTAGATTGGCGGCACCGTGAAGCTTTGGGTCGGACGCCATTCGGATGCGGGCGAGTATATCCCATACGACCCCAAGAAAGAGCGCGAGCGCCCTCTCACGGCCAAGGGCCGCGCGATGACGAAGGCGATCGGCTCCGCGATGGGAAGCGCGGGCGAGATCCCCAATGTGATCTTTTCGTCGCCGCTCATCCGCGCGCAGCAGACGGCCGACATCCTCGGCGCGCTGCTCGCCGTGCAGGTCAACGTGATTGACGACCTGGCCCCGAATCGCCCTCTCGAGGACCGCCTGCTCGAGCTGATGGGCCATTCGGAGATGAAGCGAATCATGATCGTCGGGCACCACGACAACATGGAGCCTGGCTTCGAGAATCTCGGCGGCAAGTTCGACCCGATCGCGATGGGTGAAGTGCGCCGACTCCGCATCGACCGCAAAACGGGTGACTGGTCGGAGCGTTGGCGCGCGCAGCCGAGCGAATTCGGCTTTGAGGATCTGGACACCAAACGATGAAGGCTCGCATCTACGTCAACCGGCAGCTCGTCGCAGAGACCGAGCTCGCCGACATCGCCGAGCCGGGCCGCCCCGTGCCAGTGGCCGTCAACGACGAAGTGTCCGTAGTGTTTTTCGCGACCGACGAGCGCCGCCCCGCGGTAGCGCTCGAGGGCCGCGCCGAAAGGGCGTGACATGGCAACCGAGCACGAGAACCGACAAGAGGAGGCCATCCGGCACCTCGCCGAAGCCGTGAAGGCGCTCGCCGAAAACGAGATCCACGGCGCTACGACGCTCCCGGCTGGGCCGGGCGCGACGAAGGCGCTGAAGCTCGCAGAGCACGTCCTGGCGCTCGTGGCCGTCGACGAGACCGAAACGGACGGTGCCGCATGAGCATCCCGAGCGTGCCGCACATGGCCACGATCGGAGAGTCGATCGAGAAGACGCGCGCCGACCAGGCTCGTGGCCTCGCCGACATCCAGCGTCAGCTTCGCGGCAATCACACGATCGGGATGCCGGTTGAGTACCGCGACGATAAGGACGGGATGGCGCGCGACCCACACGGCCCGAAGCGGCGCGTCGGGAAAGCCGTCTGCCCGCAGTGCGGCGGCAAAACCGAGGTGCACCAGTCGCTCAACGTGTCCGATGGATCGTGGACACCTTCGGCCGAGCACGTTCTCGCGAACGTCTGCGGTTGGCGTCTGGTCAATGGCCTTACGTTCTGCGGAGGCGCGTGCGCCGTGGCGTATGGCGTCCAAATGAAACAGCATGTTGCCGTGCAGCCCGTCATGCGGGTGGCCGATCAAGGCATCGCGAAGACGCTCTACGCCGACACGGTGACTGTCCCAGCGAAGCCGCCCCCGCAGAAGCGGTGACAATTCAGCTCGACTTTTCGCGGTGCAAGGCGCAATCGCGCGCGTTCCGCGAGCTCACCACCAAAAAGCGCGTGTGCAACGCGTGGGGCCGAGGGACGGGCAAAAGCTGGTTCGCGCGCATGAGCCTGTATCTCGACGTCGCGAAGTACGACGGCGTCGAGCGGCCCACTATCGGTGGGGGCAAAATTCGTGGCATCCGGCAAGTGTTGCTCATGCCTACGATCGCCCAGTTCAAGAAGGTCCACGCGGCGGCAATCGACGCCGAGCTGTCACCCGGAGGGCCATGGGGCGCCCTCGGGGCCTCGATCAATCACACCGACTGGCGCATCGAGTTTCCGGGCGGGTCCTGGATTCAGCTCGTCAGCGCGCAAAACGCATCCGGCGGTCTCGGCATCCGGTGCGACAAAGTGGTGGCCGACGAGTGCGACGACATCGACATCAGTGAGTACGAGCGGGTGTGTATCCCGTGGTTTTCTGAGCCGTGGTCGCTCGACATGCGGCTGCTCTCCGGCACTCCCCGGCGAGGTCGGTACGGCCTTCTCTGGCGCGCGTTCTCCGTGTGGCCAAACGGCGACGCTGAGCACGAGCCGGTGCAGAATCACGTGGGCATCCACGCCACCTACCGCGACGCGCCGTCCTACGTCAGCCAAGACATGGTGGCGGAGGCGAAGCGCACGATGTCTCCGGACACGTTCGCGCGCGAGTGGGAGTGCGACTTCGACTCGGGCGAGGGGCTCGTGTACCCGTTCTTCGATCGCGCGTTTCACGTTCGGCCACCGCCGGCGATGTATGCGTTTCGCGAGTTCATCGTCGGCTTCGATTACGGCTGGAACGACCCCTCCGTGTTCCTGGTCCTCGGCATCGCCGGCTTTGGCCGAGACACCATCTGTCACGTGCTCCGAGAGGTGTACGTCACGCAGAAAAGCGACACGGAGCTCGCCGACATCGCGGAAAGTATCGAGGCATCGTTCCCGCACGCCAGGTGGTACTCGGACCATCACCCAGCGACGATCGCCGCATTCAAAGGTCGGCACATCGACGTGGCCATGGCCGACAAGACCTACAAGGTCGAGTTCGGCGTCGCATTCGTCGCTGACGCAATTTTCATCCGCGAGTCCGAAGACAAGCGATGGTCGCAGTTCTACGTCGACCCATCGTGCAAGCGATTCATCGAGGAAATGGGGCTTTACCGCCGCAAGCGCGATCCTCGAAACAAGGACCGCATCCTCGACGATATCGACACGTCCGCGAACGACCACGGGCCGGACGCGGCTCGCTACGCCCTCGTGACGCGCTTCTCTGGTCCCGACCGCCGGCTCATTCTCGGCTGACATCAACATGCCCATCCCGACAACGCCGGCACCCAGCGCGCCGCGCGGCGGCGGCAGCGACCCACGCGTCCAGAAGCTTTCGCCCGACAAGGTGCAGAAGCTCCTCGACTGCGCGAAGACGCCGAGAGTCCGCGAACTGGAACTCCTGCAGTCGCACGTCGAGGGCACGGCGTACGCCGGTCGCGTCCCCTTCAATCGCGACGACGTCCCGCTCGAAGAGCGCGCTCCGAACGTCATCTACCGGCTCGCCGCCATCGCCACCGAAAGCAACGCGGCCTTCGCCCTGGGCGACGGGCGCTTCCCGACCATTCTGTCTCTTTCGAGCGAGAGCGACGACGTTTTCGATCAGGCTCTGGGGCTGAGCGGAGACGACTCCGCCATCATCGACTCGTTCAACGCGAGGCTCATCGATCTCGCCGGGCTCGAGACGGCTATCGGCGTCGCATACCGAATGGCGCAGGCATCGAAGTCGTGCGCCTTGGTGCTCGGATATCGGAGCGGCCTGCCGTTCGCCGATCTCGTGTGGTCGAAGCACTGCCTACCGTCTTTTGACGACCCAACGGACCCGTGCAAATGCACGAAGCTCGTCATCCGGTACCGATACACGGAGCAATGGCGAGATGCCGTCCGCACAAGCGGCGAATGGTGGACGCGAGTTTTCGAGTACCTCCGGGTCATCGACGATGTGGCCGACACGGTTTACTGGCCCGTTTCAGTTTGGGAAGACACCGACGAGGGGGCCGTCGAGGGCGCATCGCCGGTCAAGACGCGCGTGACCCACGGCTTCGGCTTCTGCCCGGTGCACTGGTACGCGCGCAACCGCAAGAGCATTGTCGGCGAGACCTTCGACGGCGAGGCCGTGCACGACGGCCTTTGCGGGATGCTCGAGCAGCTGGATCTTTGCCTGTCGCAGAAGCAGCGCGCGGGGCTCTATTGCGGCGACCCGCAGACGGTGATCACCGGCGTCAGCGACGAGGACCCTATTGGGGGCGTCGGGCGTCGAGCGACCGGAGTCGAGCCAACGGACGTGCAGGGCGGTCGGCAATGGGCGAAGTCCTTCGCTCCGGCAAAGGGGCCGAACGGTGGTGCCATCAAGCGCGGCGCTGGCCAGGTGTGGCGCATCTCGGACCCTGGCGGCAAAGCGGAGATGCTCTGCCTACCGGCCGATGCCCTAGCCGCGCTCGACAGCAACGCAAAAGACCTCGCGCAAAAGCTTTGCGACGACATGGGCGTCACCATCGTTGACCCGTCCGTTTTTTCGGGCGGCGGAGATCTAAGCGGGCGCACGCTCGCGTTCATCTTTTCGAAGCAGATCAACCGCGTCTCGCAGGACCGCAAAAATATCGGCAAGTGCCTCATCCTGCCGGTGCTGAATATGTTCTACCGGATGCTTCTCGCGAGCACCGACGGCGTCTACCTGCCTGGGCTGAAGAAGGTCGCGCCGATCCTGGCCCGCTTCTATCGCCCGATCGGCGACGGCCCATCGCGGATATGGTTCGCGCCCCATCTCAAACTGAAATGGGGCGACTACTTCGAGCCATCCGACGTCGACGAGTCGACGCGAACGACCACGGCGATCGCGGCGAAACAGGCCGGCATCATCACGCTCAAGAGCGCGGTGGAGCACGTGCGGTCCGTCTTCGAGATCGGGTCGGTCGATCAGTACGTCGACGCGCTGCAGGACGAGACCGACGCGAGCGCTGCGAGGGACGCGCAGCAGGCCATCGACATCGTGGCCGGCACCACCGCGGCCAAGAGCGGCGAGCCGTCGGCCACCCAGTCGCCCAACGCCGCTCCGCCGGCGACCGGGGCACCCAAAGCGAAGCGCGCAGGCATCAAGCCCGGAGTCAAGAAAGCGGCCCAGTGAACACGTCGATCGCCAACCCCGCGAAGATCGCAGACGAAGTTTACGGGCGCTTCGCCCGCATTCCAGGCTTCGACCGGTTCATGCACTCCGTGTCGCTCCTATCCGCGCTGGCGTCCACGCCCGGGTGGGAGGACCCGTCGGGGAACAAGACCCAGCCCGGCGCGAAGCCGATTGGCCTCAAGCAATGGGGCGATGCCCAGATGATTGCCGGGCTGATCACCGAAGCCGTCGCAGGAGCCCCATGGCCCGAGCCGGCCATCGACACCGAAGACTGCGGCTTAATCTTGCTCCAGTGGCAGGCATCGGCAAATGCCCAGCTAGACCTCGTGCTGCGATCGAGCCTCGTGCACAAGGCCTACGAGTGGACCCAGATGCGAGATGGGTTTCGGAGCGAACCGCATCGGTCGAACGACCCCCGCGAGGTCATCGCGTCGCTCCGGTCTGTCGTCCTAGGAGCCAAATGCTGACAACCTTCGAATGCCCGAAGTGCCGCAACACCGGGTTTCCTGGGTTCACGATGGGCAACGACGCCCGCATGGTCGTGTGCTGCAACAAGTGCGGCTACGAGGCGCCCCACCTGGGCCCTGCCGATTTTAGCCAAGGCTTGGCCACAACCGAGGCGGCGGCAGGCGACGTGAGGGGGTGGGCGGGGCGCGCCGTCGTGGTGGTCGACACGAGCGGCAGGGCGCCAGAGGTTGCAATGCGAACCGCGCCAGCGCCGATCGTCCAGCCGGCGGGCCACATGCACCCCGGCCATCCGGCGCCGATTGTCCAGCCATTGCAGCCTGGTGACGTCATCGGGTGGATCGAGTCGCGGGCGCAATGGCTCGCAGCTGAAGACGCCAAGCTAGAAGGCCAGGTCGCAGAATGCAAAGCGCGCCTCGCGGGCATTCGCGCGGAGGCCCGGCGCCTCAACAAGATGCTGACCGCAGGCAAGGGCGCACGGGCTGAAGTCCACGAGCACACGGTGCGCTCGAATCACGTCGACGGCGCCGCGATGAAAAACTAACATCATGATCAATACCAACGCAGGCACGCCGTTCATTGGGTATTGCCAGCTCACCAATGGCGCGCCAGGCCCAACGAACTTCACGCTGTTCAGCGTCATGGGCCAGGCCGCTTACACGCTGCAGGCGACCGAGCGTTTGGTCATCACCAACATCACCGTGTCAAGCAACGACACGCAGGCTCTGACGACCGTGGACACGGGCGGGACAACGCCCACGCCGCTCATGAAAACGTATCTCGGCTCGACGCAGCCTCCGGCCGTCGAGACGATACCGCCTGGCTGCTGTCACACGATCTTCGGCGTCGTCCCTCGCGCGACTGCGAGCGCGGTCACGGGCGCGAACACTGTCCAGATCATCATAAAGGGCTTCCTCACGAAGTCCTGAATCGTGCGGGCCATGGTGGCCCTATCGAGAGCGCGTTTACTTACGACCAGATAGGTACGTCATGGCAACGAAATTCGGCAACGTCAAAGGCATCAAGTTTCTTGAGGAGCCTCTCGGCGCGAACCGCGGCGGCGTGGCCCTCATATCCTTCGACATCGTTGGCGGCGCGGTCTACACGGGCGGCACGGATACCCTGCAGCTCGGGAGCGCGAGCGGCTCGCAGGCGTATGAGAACGAGGTGCTGTCCACGACAGCGCTTACCGTAGCGACGATGCTGCAGAATCGCCGCCGCGACGGCCGCACCGTGACGCTGGACGGGGCCATGGCTGGCCCCGCGCCTGGCGCGCAGGCCGCGGCTACCAACGGCCCGCTCATCAACGTGCAGACCCCGGCGATCTCGGCGGGCAACATCACGCTGAACCTTTTCAGCGCAGCGACGGGCGGCTCGGCCATCACGACGACCACGGCCACATGGGACCGCGCCGCGACGGTGCTCGTGCAGTACACCGCGGCCTACCCGAGCAATAACCCCGAGTAATCGGCGGCCAGTCTCGAGCCGCGCGCGCCCTCGCAAGGGGCCGCGCGGCCGCCTCCCATCATCACGGGCGACGCGTCCCGGTCATTCACGCGGCAAAGAAAACCCGAGTGCCTCGCGCGCACGGTGAGGAGCAATACGCATGTTTATTCGCACGTCTCTGCCGTATCTCGCGCCCGACCCCGATCCGGGTGGCGGCGCGCCCGCCCCGGTGCCGCCGGTGGCTCCAGTGACGCCGCCTGCTCCGACCGCGGTATCCGCGCCGCCTGGGCCATTGGCGGCACCTGGGGCGAGGTCGACGACGCGGGCGCCGGCACCCGAAGCACCGGAGCCGATGCCGGGCGAGCCGAAGTGGCTCGGCGCTCGGCTCGAGCAGGCGAAAAAACAGGAGCGCAAACAGCTCAAGGTCGAACGGCGCGCCATCAAGGCCGCAGGCGAGGAAGCCAAGGCCATGACCGAGAGGGCCGCGGCCGACGTCGCAGCGGCGAAGCTCGCCGTCGACGCCATCCTGGCATCCGTGCCCGAAGCCGAACGCGCCATGCTGCAAAAGGCGGCCGGCGGCAGCGTGCAGGAAACGCTCAAAGCCTTCGCGATCTGGCAGGGCGCTAAAGGCATCGCTCCGCCCCCAGTCGTCGCGCCCGCGGTCGTCGCCCCTGTAGCCCCAGCAGCCCCCGGTCTGCCAGCGCCCGCGACCACCGTTGCCTCCGCGCCGGCGCCAGCCCCGCCCTCGGGCGCCGCGGCACCCGAAGATCACAAGTCGGTCTACGCGTCCTTGCGCGAAACGAATCCGCTCCTTGCCGCTCAGTATCTGCAGTGGCACTCGACATCGATCTATCCAGACAAAAAGCTTGCCTGGAAATAAACCCCGTGCCTCGGACACGCAGGCTCGGTCTGTAAAAAGGAAGACCATCAAATGGCAATCATCAATAGAGCGAGCCTGCCCGAAGAGTTTTTTGACCTCACGAGCGGAATGCTGCTCGTCCAGCCCGAGCCGCAATACGTGTTCGCTCAGCTCTTCAAGGCGGCCATCGGGTCGGCCATGATGCTCGCTGCGGCGAATCAGATCGGAATCACGCCAGCGCGCATGATTCCGTCGTCGGGCCTGCAGTACACGCTCCCGGGAGCGGACAGACTCACGCTCGCGACTCCGGACGGCCAGGCCAATCAGATGATCCTCTCCGTCGCCGAGCTGTCCAGGCCCCAGGTCGGGCACACCGTGCGCGTCAACCGCCCGCGGTACGGCTCCGGCGGGTTCACATTGGCCAACCGCGAGATCACATCCGGTTCGCTCATCAGCACGATCGCGACCGATCTGCAAAGCGAGCAGGTCACCATCACGGTCAAGCGTTACGGCGGCCCGTACGACCCTTCGCAGGCTGCCGTTGCCCCGTTGGCGCTGGACCGGTTCGACGCGTCGCGCTCGGTGCACTCGCTTGCGGGCGTCATCGGCACGCACATGCAGCGCGACTTCGACCACTGGGCGGACGCGGTCTGCGCGCAGTTCCTCTCGAGCGGGTCGACGACCTTGTGGCCCCAGGGATTCGCGGCCGACTCGCAGTCCGCGACGGTGGGCGACATGCCCCTCGATTGCGACCTGCTGTTCCGCGGGGTGGAAACCCTTCGGAACGCCAACATCCCGATGTTTTCGAATGGCCGCTATCGGGCGTTCATCACGCCGACCGGGGGCCGCCAGCTGCAGAACGACGCCCAAACCGGGAGTTTCATCCGCTACGACGTCAAAGGCGCGAACCCGATTACCGGCGAGGGAAGCGCCGCGCCGGGCCCCGGGTATATCGGCCATATCACCGGATGCGACATCTTCGAGGCCACCACGCTGACGAGCGCGGTGAACGGCAACGGCATCCCGGTCTACACGAGCTTCATGGCTGGACCTGGCATGATGGCCACCGGTGCCGGCGCGCTCCCGTACGTCGCGAGCTCGACGGACGACAACTACGGCGAGTCGGCGAAGGTCGTTTGGCTCTCCTACCTTGGATTTAACTTGGCTGACGCTCGATTCGGCGTGCAGCTCCACACGTCCTAAGACCAAAACACGCGCGGCCTGGGTCAAGTCGCGCGCGAGTGAAGGCCCCGCAAGAAAGGCGCTGCCGCCAGGCAGCGATGATGTCCCATGAGCTTCAATAACCGCATCGTAAAGTCTGGCGCCCAGGGCGCCCTCGTAGCGTTCGTGGCGCCACTTGCGTCATTCAAGGGCTCGCAGATCGCGCTCAACAACATCACGGCAGGGTCCACCGCGAGCAGCGCGGGGCTCGTCATTTCGATGGCGCAGAGCGATATCGAGTGGGAGTCGCTCTGCGCGCTCGTCGAGACTGACCTGACGACGAGCACCATCACGGCCACGACGAAGTGGCAGGTCTCCAACGACGCGACGAACTGGATCGACTTCTTCGGCAAGAACCTCGCGGCGAACACGCTGAAGGCGGCTGCCGGGACGGGCTCGCTCGTCACGACCCAATGGGTCCAGTCGTTCGACGGCGTCAACTGCCCGTACCCGTACCTGCGCATGGCCGTGCAGGTCGGAGTCGTCACGGGCGGCGCCGGCGACAACGTGACCGTGAGCTACAACTACCGCAAACGCTGGAACATGTAATCTGGCGCCGCGATGGCTTTGCGACCCGAAGAGATTCTCAGAATCAAGTACCAGCTCGGCGTGAGTGTCACGCTGATCGGTGCGGAGCCGTACATCACCTATCTGGCGGTGTTCGACAAGGCCATTCAGCCCTACATCATTGACCCGTCCACGACGTCGACGACGGCCGTCGTGGCGGGTACGACGCAGGCCATCACGGTCGCGGCCATTCCGCTCATCGTGGGCACGTCCACACCTGCTTTCGTCGCCGGATCATATTTGACCGTCGACGTCGGGCTAGCGCAAGAGGTTGTGCAGGCCATCGTTGTGACCGGGACGACTGTTTACGGCACATTCGCATTCGCTCACGGGGCCAACGGCCTATACACGGTCGCGATGGCTGGCGGCGAGCAGGTCGTGCGGGAGATTCTCACTCGCATCGCGACGATCGAAACGAAGATGAACAGCATCGCGCCCAACGTGGCCGGCGTCAATCAAGCGGACGAAGTCTCATTTCACCCGTCGAGCACCGTAGCGTCGAGGCGTGGCACGCGCGACACGTTCGAGTCGCTAACGCAGCAGCGCGAGCAAGCGCGCGACGATCTGGGCGAAGCGATCGGCTTCGCTAATCTTCGCCGCCTGAAGCGTCAATCTGGGATGAGCTCGAGTCCGTACTGATGGGAAACGCCTCAGGAACGCCTGTCATCGGGACTGCGACGCTCACGAACGGCGCGATCGGACCCACGCAGTTCACGCTCTACACCGTGATGGGCTCGAACCCACAGCCGTTGCAGCCGAACGAGCGGGTCGTAATCGATCAGATCCTGATCACGAGCAACGACCCAGCGCTCGCGCTTGTCACGGTGGACACCGACTCGTCCGTGCCAACAAAGCTCGTGTCGGCGTACGCGACATCGTCGTTCCCGGCCTACAGCGAGAATTTTGCGCCGGGTACGTGTCGTGGGGCCATCGGGCTCGTCCCTCGAATTTCGGCCAGCGCGGTGTCTGCGGGAAAGCAGATTAGCGCGGCCATCAATGGCCACATCCAAAGAGTGTCGCCCTAGATGCCCAGGTATCTGGGATCGCGCGGCGGCGTGTCCGTGCTGTGAGCGCGACGGGGTCCAAGGTCGCCGTGGCAAGTGCGGCCGCCATCGACTTGGCCATCCGGCGCGCTGCCAAAAAGGTGCAGCGCGCAATCGACGACGGCATCCAGCACGCCTCAGCAGACGTCGGAAATTCGGGCAATCACCGCTCGAAGGCAGCCGCGCTGCTGCTTCTGCTCAGCGCGTCGCGCGTGATGAGCGCACGAGTACAACAAGAAGTGCGGGCCGCGCGGCAGCAAGCGCGCGAGCTGTCCAGCGAGCGCCTTGGCATCGAGCTCGGCGCGGCGTCATCGCTTCCGGCCATCGCAATCGCCGCGGCAGCCATCGCATCGCACGGGCTCGTGTCGTCGCACGCCAGTTTCGAGGACGACGACGCGCGCGCGAGTCTCGCGGGGGATACGCTGGCGATGGCCTGGAGAGGCCTCGCAACGTACGCTGTCATTCGAGCTTTCAACACGAGCAAGCCGGCGGCCCGCGCGCTCGACGCGACGCGAGCGCCGATGACATCTCGAGGCGAGCGGACGGCGATCAGCGAGCTGTCGGACGCCTACACGGACGAGCGCGATCGATCTGTATCAGATGCAATGAAGGCAGATGCGGCGTTCGCGGATGCGGTTTCGCGGTCGCAACTGGCCAAGCAGTGGGACTGCACAGGCGAACGCCAGCCATGCCCGAAATGCTGGGCGCACCAAGGAGAGCGCGCGCCATTCGACGAAGACTTTTCGAATGGCGATGTGCCCGGTCAGATGCATCCGTCATGTAAGTGCATCTGGGTCGCGACGACATAAAAACGTTGGGCGGGCGCAGCTGAGCGGCGCCTGCATCTCCTCTCGCTCCTGTTCGCTGCTGCCCGCCCGACACTAACCATGACGACCCTCCGCGACTCGCTGCTGCCGGCCCTCGACGCCATCCGCGGTATTCCGTCGACACTCGGGCTCCGGCAGCAAATCCTGTCCGTCAAGAGGCGCGTGTGGACAGGTGAGCGCCCGGGAATCGGCACGTATACGGACACGTCCGTGACCCTTTACGTGAACCTGGGTCTCGGAAACATCAAAGTGCGAAACCTCTCGCAAAAAGACGTGATCGCGTCGGGTGGTCTGTACACCGATCAGGACCTCGTCGCCGGCCCGATTACCCCGGCGTATACGGGCTCGGGTGCAGACGGGAACACGATCGGGATTTTCGATCCACCAGTCGGCACGAACCCGACTGAAGTGTTTTTCAACGTCGTCGGCCCAGGCTATTCGGCGACCGGAGACTGGTTCAAAAAAATCGGTCAGCGGACCGATCAGCCATTCCGGTACATGCTCTATCTGCGCAAGACAGGCCAGACCGTCTAAGAGGTCCACGATGGTCAAAGTCGATGGCCTCGCCGCCAGGGTAAGCGCCCAGAGCACGGCCATCGCGCTATTGCGGGCGACATGGCGAGTGGTAGATGCTGCCTTGGCGGCTGCCGAGGCATCCGAGCGCGCGACCACGATGTGGCGCGATCGGACCGGAGAGACGCGCGGTTCAATCAGGGCGCGGGTGTCAGGCAACGGCCTGAGCGCTCGCGTATCTGTCGCTGGCGCGGCGAAGTTTCTCGAGGGCGGCACCCGGCCACACGTCATTCGGGCGAAAAACACGCAGGCGCTCCGGTTCATGGTCCAGGGCGTCGTGGTGTTCCGCCGCTCGGTGAATCACCCTGGCACCAAGCCGCGGCCGTTCGTCGCCGAGGCGCGCGAGCGCGCGGTCCAGATGCTCTCGTACTGCATCCCCGAATTTCTGGGAGCCGCGATCCGCGGCCACTCTAGCTAGGACACAATCCCACATGATTCTGCTTGCATCCGGCTTCATTGCACCGGCCGCCACCAAAACGGCGCTGATTATCGGCAGCACCGCCAACATTCGCCCGCGCATCCTGCGGTACGATTGGAGCACCAATGGCGTCCCGACGTCCGACCAGGGCATCGAGGTGCAAGTGCGGCGCGCGACGGCGCTCGGAACGTCGACCGCGTACACCATGAGAGCCACCGACCCAAGCGATGAAGGCCTGACGTTCTCCGCGACCGCAGGAGTCAACTGTACCGTCGAGCCGACCTACACGGCCGGCTCGTGGCTCCACGACCGCGCGGTGAACCCGCGCATGACCCATCAGTGGCAAGCGTACACGCCAGACGAGGAGCTGATTCTGCCGGCGGTCGCATCGAACGGTATCGGCTTCCAGATTGTTGGGCCGGGCGGCGCGGCCGGCAGTCTTCTCGTTAACGCCTCGATCAGGGAATAGGCGCACCATGGGATGGTCCAGAGACTTGGGCGTCGTCGGCGTCGGCGATGACGTGGAGGCGAAGCTCGTCAAAGCGACCACGACCGTCACTGCGGATGCGGCCACCGAAACATTCGTGCGCACGACGCAGTTATCGAGCACGGAAAGCCACACCTTGACGCTTGTCGCTGCGATGGCCAAGGGGGCGCTCAGTGTGCTTGGCGGCAAAGCGCACGTGCATGTTGGCGCCCGGTGCGCCATCGAGCCGGACGGGGCTACCACGACGAGCTTCACGCAGACCATCACGGTCACAACGCCAAGGGCATAGGGCAATGGGCTGGATGATCGACTCAGGCCCGTACGGCGACACAATCACGGAAACGTTCACGTGCTGCCATTGCAACTCGATCCACGAGATGCAACGTGGCGGCACGGTCGCGATGTGCCATTCATGTTGGAAGCGAGTTTGCGCGCGATGCCATGCCGTCGGGACATGCAGGCCATTCGAGAGAAAGCTCGACGAGTTCGAGCGGCGTATCCGCGCGGCGGAATCGCGGGGCGAGTTCCTGTCGAAGATTGGGATTGAATAATGGCGGACGGAACGCAGCTCGCGCCCGGTGTCGGTGGAGACACGCAGCTAGCAGGACAATAAATGGGCACTTACGCCGATCGCGTCAAGGAGACTACGGCGACAACCGGGGCCGGGACCTTCACACTGGCTGGCGCGGTCACCGGGTATCAGTCGTTTGCGTCGGCCTACCCGAGCGGGACGACTGTCGTCTACTATTGCGCGACGGACGGCACGAATTGGGAAGTCGGGCAGGGCACGTATACGACCTCTGGCACGACGCTCTCACGCACAACGATCCTCGCGTCCAGTAGCGGCGGGGGAGTCGTCAACTTCCCTGGCCCGTCGACGCAGGTATTCGTTACCGTCCCAGCCGCGGATGCGAATCACCTGTCGCCGTTCGTGCTCAACGCGAATCCGACTCCTCCGACGATTGTCTCGACCGGAACCTACGCGCTGACCGCGACCGATCGGCTGTATCCGACATTCAGGCCGGCAACTATCACGCTGACGGGCAATCTGACGCTGGCGATCGGGGGCGTGACAGGCACGTTCGCATTCGATCTGTCCCAAGTCACCTGCGGCAATTTTTCCGTCACGGTGACCAATGGCGCGGGCAGCGTTGTGCTGAATCCACCGCAAAATCTGACCATCGTCAATTGCGCCACCGCCGCAACGGTCACAATCTCGACGATTACACCTGTAGTCCAGATCTGGACCGCTAGCACCACGTGGACGTCGCCTGCCAACACGTTGGGCTATGGGACGCTAGTCGGTTGTGGAGGCGGTGGGCAAGGGGGTGGTGGCGCTGCGGGTGTTGTGGGAAGCCTGACGTCGCAGCCGGGCGGTGGTGGAGGCAGCGGCGCCACGCCGGTCATTCAGCCCGTGCTAATTGCTCCGAGCGAGCTCTACACGGTCACAATCGGGACAGGTGGAACCGGGGCAGGTACCGGAGGCGTTTTTGGCGGAGCCGCGCCCACTCCCGGCGCAAACGGGGGGGATACCACGTTCGTCTATACTAGCATTACCATTTACGATGCCCCAGGCGCGGCCGGAGGCGAAGCGGGTGGCGTTGGAATGCCGGCGGGTGTCAGTGCGGGCGGAGGGCTCCCTTTCGGAGGAGTCAATCGAATCGGCAATGCAAATCCGACGTGGGTAGTCCCGGCCGGAGGTGGCTGGGGCGGGGCTTCGGCTGGGGCTAGCGCGACACCGACCTCGGGGAGCCAAGGGCAGAATGCAACGCTAACCCTGGCGGGCGCGCTCGGTGTAGGTGGTACTGCGGGTACTGCTGGAGCGACCAATGCGCCAAATGCCGGAGGATGCGGGTCTGGTGGGGGTGGCGCCGGCCCTGGCACCGTGAACACGTTCGGATTTTTGAATAACGGCGCGAATGGCCGTGTGGGCGGTGCCGGAAGTGCCGCGGGCACCGGCGCTAATGGGGCCAACGGCTTGAATGGCGCCACTAATACGGGCGCCGGGAGCTCGGGAGGCGGGGCCGGAGGCAACGGAGCGGTAGCCGGAGGCAATGGCGGTCACGGGGGCACTACGGCTGGTAGTGGCGGATTGGCGCTATTCTATACGGTCATTTCGTAAGGGGGCCATAATGGCATTATCCGCAGCTTCCACAACTCTGGGTACGACGCTGGACGCCGCCGTTGCGGCCGCGGCCACCGCCCAGGCGGCTTACGATGCTCGCATCACGGCCCTAACCGCGTCCCTTCAGACTGCAATTCCGGCCCTCACGCAGGCACAAGCAACGGGACTCGCCAGGACGAGCCTACAGCAGGCGTTCGGACCACCCGCATGGCGCGCAGCGTTGCAGGTGGCGATCAGCGAGGCGATGGCTACGTGGGCCGATACCGTCCTCGGCGCTGACGCGTAGCCATGCTAGGGTTTGACCCGGTTAGCGGGAGCCCGCTATCGGCGAGTGACGCATCGGCGGCCGCACTCGCATTCATTGGAGTTGACGAGCCGCAACGAACGAAGCCCCGTCTGCCGCTAATCGACGACGCTCACGCGTTCGTTCAGGTGGCAACGACCACTAGGGGCATCACCCTCGACGAGCCGGCGACCCCTCCGAGGCACCGTTCACGTGCCCCGGAAGACGCGACGAGCTTCAGCGCCTTGGCCCAGTCGTCGTTCGGGTGGGCGGCAGTAGAACCGGTCAGCAGATGGCGCCCGAAGCAACCATCGCCGGATGACGGTCTGCGCTGGCCATTGTTGGCCCTGCCTGCGCGCCTCGCAGATGACGCGCCACGTCGGACATGGCAGCGCACGCGGCAAGTGCCCGACGAGCAAACCCTCAAGCCGTTCGTCCCCATCTCGCTTCTCACATACGGATGGGAGTCGCTCAGCCTCCTCTCCCCGCCGCGCAGAACAACACCGCTCAACCTCGACCAATACCAGACAAATAAGCGGCTCGTGCCAGTCAACCCTTATAGTGGCTTTGAAATAGGCGGCGTAGTCGAGCCGCTGTCAATCGTCAGCTCGAACAGCCTCCTGCAGGATTCAGATCCAGCGCTGTTCTATATGCTGGATTTCTTCGCGTACGTCATCAACACGTATCCGGGGCCGCGACTGTTGCAAGCGGCGTCTGCGGCCAATCTCCCAGTTGCCTCTGCCGTCGCGCAAAAATACCCGGTCAGCCCGCAATCGGAATTCCAGCAGAATCAGTTCCGATTCCCGCTCTTGTGCGTTGCGCGAAAGCGTACGCAATCGGGACGCCTGACGGCATCGTGGGAACGCGATCGGAACACATTCGAACTGACGTATGCGCTCCCGCCGCTCGACCCTGGTCAGGCAGAAGCCATAATGCCCATACTCGCCGCTGTCGCGCGCGACCTGAGGCACAAGACCACCCAAGGATTCGACCCCGGCTATACGCCTCCCGGAGGCACTGCCGGTCAAAGCCCATGGGCGGTCGCTGGCGTGCAGGATATTGGCTTCGGCGATCCGTACCGCGATCTCGTCGAGATTGTGTCGTACGGCTATCTCGAGGGCGCCGGGAACCTGTTCTTTCCGTGCATCGTTATGAACGGCTATTTCTCCGAGCGCGACATGTACAACCGCACCGCGGCCGGGGCGGTGAAATTCGCGGGCGGCGACATCACCGCGGACCTGCAGGCATCAGACGGCACCGTCATCGCGGCGGTCATTCAGTCGTCTACCCAGCAAGCGCCCACCGTCACGAGCCTGAGCGTCACGAGCGGGACGCATCTCGGCGGCACCGCAGTCACCATCACCGGGACGCTGTTTCTCCCCGGGGCCACGGTGCTCTTCGGCAACGCCTATTCCACCAGCGTGACGTGGAATTCGGCGACGTCGATCAGCTGCACGACGCCGGTCATGCAAGGCGCAGGCGCCTATGCGCTAGCTGTCACGGTAACGAACCCAGACGGCCAAGTCGGCACCCTGCCGCTGGCCTTCACCTTCACATAGGGGCAATCATGAAGTTCGACGTCTTGCGCGTTCTGCCGCGCGGTACCGCCAGAGTGCCAGACTATGCCGCGCTGATGGGCACGCGCACGAATCGCTTTCACGGATGGGTCGCTGACAAGACTATCGGCGCGAAGTTCATCGACGCGGACTCCAAGGCCGAGATGCGGCATCTCGTGCACGTCAAAAAGCTCGGCCTCGAGCACGTGATCGAAATCCGGATGAACGACCCGCACATCGGCGAATACATCAGGCATTTGCGCGACGGCGACCTATGGCCGGCGGATCAGGAGACAGCTACGCGCGTGGGAGTGAAATTCGATCCCACGTTCGGTGGCGAGCACCATGACGAAGCCAAGGCGGCGCAAGACGCCGACCTGGCGGAAATCAAACTTCTGCATGGAGTGGTCTAATCATGGCAGCGTTGGCATCGATCATACTGAACGGTCTCGCCGCGAACTACCCGAACCCTGGCGTATTCTTTGAGCTCGACTTCGCTCAGGGGCCCGTCTCGGGCTCCGGCTCTGCGCGCACCGCCATCATCTTGGGCAACAAGACAACGGCCGGGTCTGCGACGAATGACACGGTCATATACGGGCCGGACACCCAGACGCCGGCACAAGTAGAGAACGACTGGATCAACTTGACCGGCGCGGGCAGTCAGCTGCACCGCGCCTATCTGCGTTTCACCGCAGTCAACAAGACCACGTCGCTCTACTTCGTTGCCGTCGCGCCGTCCGCAGGCGCGGCAGCGACTCTCGTAGAGACGATCACGAATACCGCCGGGGCGAGCGGGAATCACCGCTTATGGATCGGTGACCAATTTGTGGACACCGCAATCAATAGCGGCGACACGCCGACAACGATAGCCGCAAATATCGTCGCGAGCGTCAACGCCCAATTTCGATGGGGCGTCACCGCCGCGTCCGTCGCCGGCGTTGTCACCTACACGTGTAAGAACCTCGGCCCAGAGGGCAACTGGTTCAGGGGCCAGGCGCTCATTACCAGCACCGGCACGATCACCACGACGACCTCGCTCACGACCAACACCCTGTTTACTGGCGGTACCACCCCAGACACGAACGCTAACGCGCTGGCCACCATCCTGCCTGGCAAATACTAT